ATTATAAATTACTTCTTTTTCACCATTTGCACCATATGATGCTATATAATCATTCATCTTTTTAATTTCATCTTTATCAAAAGTTTTATATTTATGTCTATCCGTAATATTTTCATCAAAATCCGCAATCATCATTCTTTTCATCTTAGAAAGTTTATAGGCCTCTTTCATTTTTATACCAACCAAAATAGACTTTCTCAAATAGTTTTTTAAGTCAATTGAACCACTCATTTTTTTGAACTTTTAAAAATTACAAAATAGAAAATTTAAAAATAATTTATTGATATATATATATTTGTAAATATCTTTTTCAAAAATTAAATTAATTATTTGAAAATTATAAATATTATTTATTGATATATACTATATTATATTTTTGTTTAATATAAAAATATTATATATTTGGGAGGTAAATTATACTTTGGGAGATTTTTTTATCATTTGGGAGAAAAAATAGTCATTTGGGAGGCTAAATATTTCATTATTTTTTGTATATTCAAATATTAGACAATATTAAGAACATCTACATAATATTTTTATACTTTACAAGATATTTATGAACTTTTATAAAATAAAAATATAAATTTATCATCATCAAAATATTTATAATTATTAAGTTTTATAAAATTGTCTCCCAAAGTATAAATTATTATGTAGATGTTCTTAATATTGTCTAATATTTGAATATACACAAAATAATGAAATATTTAGCCTCCCAAATGGTCATTTTTTCTCCCAAATGGTCATTTTTTCTCCCAAAGTATAAAAATGCCTCCCAAAGTATAATTAATCCCAAATATATTTTTTAAAAATATACATAATTAATTATTTATTTTATATTAAATAAAAAATATTCTATATTATATACATCATAAATTTTATTTTATAAATTTTCAAAAATCAAAGTTCAAAAAAATAAAAATGCAAAATCGTTTTGCCTTAACTGAATCTGAAAAATTCTTTCTTGAAGAAGCCTTATTAATCACCGCTGAAAAGTATGAAAGATTAAGACAGCAACGAATTAATGCAACCAAAAAATGGAATAATGCACATCGTGAAAAGGTGAATGAATATAATAAAAATTATCAAAGAAAGATATATGCAAAGAAGAAAGAAGAAAGGCCAAAAGTTGAAAAAACTAAAAATCTTAGCGACCCTGAGCAATATAAAAAATACCAAGCCGAATATAGAGCAACTGCAAAATTGCGAAAGTTGCCATTCTTTAATTCTGATATTATCTTTTAAAAAATGGCTTACCCATAAATGAGATAGGATACCATCCAAGTATTAATTTTATTCCTTTTTTTTTGTCAATTTCTTTTGTTGTATAATGTGTATATTTATTTGGGTTAGTTTGTCTAAATCTATAATAATTTTCTTTTTCATCTATTTTATTATATTTAAAGCCGTGTTCATATAACCAATCAACACATTGCCGTGGATTCATTTTATTCTTTTTAAATATCACACTTTGAACTTCTGAAGTTGTATGCGATGCATAAGGTTCCATTTTTTATAGTTATATAATACAAAAAAAAATAAGTTATTATTTTATTAATCATATCTTCGTATTTTATCTTCATCTAATTCATAATAATTATTTGGTATATCTATAATATATCTATTATCCCTTGCATATGCAACACAATAATATTTAGACACATAATATTGAACCCATATATCTACAATTAATTTAGTTTGGTCATATATTTTTTTTTGTTTGCTTTTATGCTGTTTAAAATAAAACATAAATAATTTAATCAATGTATTTTTAAATTCTATTTTAGTTGTGTCTATTGGCCTTCTTTTAGGAACTTCACATAAAAATGTGCAATTTATTAAATTCATTAAATTTCTTTGTTTTAATCTATTTATTTCTTTTGCCATTTTATAATTATCACTTAATCCAATACCAATATATTCTTTTATAGTCATCCAAATTTCATTAGGAAAAAACATTTAAAAAAAATATCTAATTATATTTATCTAAATATTTTATTATTTTATTTTATTATTTAAACTGGATTGAATCCAACCTCTTGAGTTCCTGTAGGGGTAATAATACCAAATTTACTAATAGCAAATTCAACTGTATTAATAACACTAGATGAATTAGTTGAGATGGAAAAGAAAAGTATTTCTTCTTCAGGTGAGAATGTCCCCACACTTTGAGCGGTTGATATAACCATATTATTTAATGTTTGTCCATAATGTGTAGGGGTAGGACAACTACCACTTAAATTTGTAAACATACAATAACGAGTATTTGCTATTGGTGTTGTGCTAAAAGTATAAACTCTTCTTGAGTGGTAAAATGTTAAATCTCCAGGTTGCGGCTTAGTATAAATTACGATAAAAGGCGAATTATCTGAACTAACAGTGATGCCATTAAATATATACATATACAAACCTAACACATCGGCAACAACCATATTTAAATCTGCACCCACATACCAGTTAACTTTATTATTTGTGAGATAACTATTGATAAAATACCAGGCTGGGCTGTAGGCATATTGATTTATAATCGTTGTCGTAGGTGCTAATGCTGGTCTACCATCGGCAAATACCGCCAATGAAAAATTCTGTAAAATTAAATTTGTTTGTTTAATTTGCAATTCCGTTATTAGGCTTTCTACAGGTTGTAAAACTGGCACACCATTAAATGTTAAATCAGTCGTTGTCAATAAAGCAACATTACTACTGATATCGGTTATACTTAATGATGATGACCCCAATATTGATTTTTCAGTAGTTGTTAATTTTTCAATTACCGTTTCATAACTTTGTGATGTATTCCAATATGTCGGACTGCTTAACCTTGATACCCCACTTGAAAAAGCATTAAATCCTGTATTATTTACATTATCTTGTATTGCCAACCGCTCAAATGATAATCCACAAGCAACAGCATTTACCGTGTCTTGTATTGATATAGTTTGTGGTGATAATGAATTTTCATATGTATTATTATATATAAGTATATTGTCAACACCGCCACCGTTTGAAGTAATACCATTACTAATATTAACTATTGATTGTAGCCCAACTAATGGCCCAGCACTTCCAGTATGGCCAGTTGCCCCAGTCGGACCAGTATTTCCATCTAATCCATTATTCCCACTCGCCCCAGTATGGCCAGTATCACCAGTTGCCCCAGTATGGCCAGTATCACCAGTTGCCCCAGTATGGCCAGTTGAACCAGTTGAACCAGTTGCCCCAGTATGGCCAGTTGAACCAGTTGAACCAGTTGAACCAGTTGAACCAGTTGATGCAGCGGTGCCATCTTGACCCCTCGGCCCAGTTGGTCCAGTGTTTCCATTATTTCCACGGCTACCAGTCGGCCCAGTATTTCCCTGAAGGCCATTATTCCCCCTCGCCCCAGTTGGGCCAGTTGCACCAGTATTAGTTGCATCTCCCCTTAATCCTTGCGGTCCACGAACCCCCTGATTTCCCCTATCGCCTTCAATACCTTGCGGCCCTTGTAAGCCACGAAGGCCTTGTAAGCCACGAGGCCCAGTTGCTCCAGTAGGCCCAGTTGACATTTTTAAAAAATACTTTATAAATTATTAAATGGCTTATTAATTTATTTATTATATATTTAAAGTTTTATAATTTTTTACAAAAAAAATAATATAATTATTTATAGATTTTCAGTTATAATTAATACCTTTTCATCAGGTGTTAAATCACCGTCAGTTATCATATCATTATAATCATCAGTGTCCATTTCTAAAAATGCACTACGGACTATGCAGTGCCTCCCACAAGTTGCAATATTTGTTTTTGATTTTTGATGTGGATACTCATTATAATATATTCTAAATCCACTATCATATAATTCTTTTAATAAATATGGCTCATCCTGTTCAACTGCTTTTAATACATCAGATGATACATTTTTTTGGTATTCTTTACTATCTACTTCATTTCCATAACTATCATAAAAATATAGCCCCTTTTCCTTTCCATCAACTTTTAGCCATATTAAAACCCAATGGCCATAGTCCATAGCCTGCCTAATTAAAAATATACAGGCCATACTAGGAGTAGATAATAAAACATTTAATACTCCATTATCAATTAATTCAGAATATAACATAACTGGGATTTTATTATCAGTTAATTCTCTCATCTCTGTATCAGTTAATGATTTGTCCATTTATTTCGGCTCTTATCTTCTATTTCTTTTATTTCGGCTCTTAGTTTGTTTAACTTTTTATTATCTTCTATGGCAAAATAAATGTTTCCTAGAATTAATCCAGTTCCAAAGCCTAATATATTTTTTATACTTTTTCTCATTCTTATATATATAGCAATTAAAAAAAAATGAAAATTATTAATGTTATAAAATCACCAAAAAAAAATAAAAGATTTCAGGCAATGGTAAAAACTGATGACTATGATGTATACAATCAAAGAATATATAAAAAAATAGATTTCGGAGATAAATTAGGTAATACCTTTATAGACCATCACAATGAACAGAAAAAAATAAATTATTGGAAAAGGCATTATAATAATCCTAGAGAAAGGCCATTTTTAGAACATCTTATTATGAGTCCAGCCCTATTATCTGGATATCTTCTATGGGGTGAATCTACAGATATGAGAGAAAATATAGACATATTAAATAATATTTTATCTGAGGCCTAACATTTCTTCGGCTTCCATTGTTGCCCTTTTTCTATCAATAATTGACCGCTTCTTTAAAGCACTAGCAACATCATCAGCATTATATACGGCGGCACGATTCTGCCCCATTAAAATTTGTGGGGCATCATTTTTAAGTGTAATACTGCGGCCCCAGTCTGAATTCTTTAAATAATCTCTCATTCCTTTATCCATACCAATATGCTTTTCAAGACAATACTGCAAGTTTCTACTATTGCCAAGTCGTGGGAAATATATGAAGTTATTTAACTCATTTAAAATATTTCTAGTTGCTTTAGAATTCGCCGCTAAATGTGAAATCATAATTGTATGTATTAAATGCTTTCGCCCCTGTGTTAAAACTCTCTCAACTAAATTTTCTAGGGCTAATGCTCTTTTTTTATTTGCTTTGCAACCCTCTATATCATCAAAACAAATACAAACTCTCTGGCCGTCCTTTCCTATGAAATCTTCTAATGTTGGTGGTGAGTCATCCCAATCTTCACCTACTACAATTCTAGTGTGTGGAATATCTGCAAATGCTGGGTCATCAATATCATCAGCACTAATGATAAATTTACTATTTTCATCACCATCAAAAAGTTCATCAAAAGCCTTAAAATATGATGCCGCTACCGTTGATTTACCGCAACCCTGAGGTCCAGTCAACATAATGACATCAATTTTAGCATCTCTCGTTTCTGGACACATTTTAAATTCTAAATGCTTAGGGAGTTCAATTAATTCTTCCCCAATTTCAAAATCTTCATTATCTAATACTTTTAACAATCCTACTGTTTTACCACTATCAACTTCTTTAACAAAGGCTATAGGCCTTCCTTCTATCTTCTTTCGTCCCTTCTGGGGCTTTATTGTGTCAAGTGCCAACATCTGAAATTTTTTATAAAAATTTACTTGTGAATATTTTATGTCTTATATTAAAAAAAATATATTAATTATTTAATTAATTAAATCTCGTATTAATTGTTTTGGTATTCTGTATCTTAATCGTAGATTACTAATATATGTATTAATATTTTCATAGTCCTTATATTTTGCCCTTAATTCTCTAGTATTTACCTTTATTACTTTGCCATCTTCCATTACAGATTTACAACTTCCAAAATTAACTTTATGCTTACCATTTTCAATATATCCGCAATCGCATTTGCATATCTTAGGCTCAAAATTTGATTTGTTAGTCCATATTCTCGTAGGCTTCTTATATCCCCAATCGCTATATTTGCAATAATCAACATCATAAAATGGTCTATCATTAATATATTCTTTCATTCTTCCTGTTTTAGGATTTTCAATAAAATATAATCTAGGTTTAAAATATTCAATTATCTCTTCTGCTCTTCTTAATAATGGTAATCCTTTTTCGTTTATATCTCGTTGTAATAATTCAGGGGTGCATACTTCGCCATTATGTGCTTTTAATTTTCTACCTATCCAAGATTTTCTTAAACTACTAAATGTATGACAAGGAGGAGATGCCCAGATAATATCAAAATATCCAGGCTTATATATAGTATAATCCCAATCTAAGATATTACAGTTAATATCTGCATTTTTTAAATCTAATGAAATTACACTATAGCCTAATTCTTTACAAACTGAACCCACAGAACCTGTGCCACTAAATAATTCTAATACTCGTTTTGTCATTTTATTTTAATATTTATTTTTTATATTATATTATATATAATAAAATAATAAATATCATTATTAAAAAAAATGGCAACAATTTCAGGCACACCCCCAACCGTTTTTGATTTGGAAATAAATTTGAGTAGTTTAAATACATCATCAGTAAATTCATTATCTGCATTTGTGAATAGGTCATCCCCAATAGTATTAAATCCATCTGATTATTATGTTTCAGTTTCTCGTTTTATTTGTTCAACTCAATTAATACCATTATGGGTTCCAGTGTTAAATACCACAACAGGATATAATGATGGATATAATACAATTTATAGCATAACTTTAACATATGGGGCATTATCATCAGACCAAACATATTTAAGAGTAGTAAATACATTAGATAGTGCAACTCCACCACAAGCACCTGTATTATCACAGCCACAAAATGGGTGGGGCTATGTGTATTCATATTATACAATTTGCGATATGGTAAATACGGCATTAACTACAGCATATACACAATTAGCAACCTTAGCCGGTGGGGAACTTCCAGATAATCCGCCATATATGGGATGGGAAAATCAGACTCAACTATTTACTATGAATTGCTATCCTATGTCATTTTATAATCAATCTAGTGGAGATGATGTTATAAATATCTATTTTAATAATAATTATCGTCAATATTTATTGGGATGGGATTTTATAGCAGTATCTTCAAATGTTAATACCCCTACAGGTCTTGACAATTTATTAAATGTTAGGAATACAGGAAATAACTATACCCCCATCACTAGCCCTCCAACATATACACCGCCAGACCCTGATGTCGTCCAATTACAATTTCATCAAAGTGTTCAAGCACCGTGGGCTTTTTGTAGTTTATCAAAAATTCAAATAGTTGCATCACTTCCTATTGCCTATCCTACATTAAGTGCCTTACCTTTGGCCGTTGTTGGTAGTGCTAATAATAATGCAACTAATCCATTACTTTGTGATTTTCTAGTTAATTATTCAAGTGGTGGGGCTTCTTCATTTACTCAGCCCATTTCATATTTTCCAGCCTTAGATAGTTATTCATCACCTATAAAATTATCAGGCTCATCAGTTTTAACAGCATTTACAATTTCAGTTAATTGGGTTAATGTAGAAGGTCAAACATTTCCATTATCTGCATTTGGTAATACTAATTCATCAATAAAATTGACATTTACCCACAAAGATTTAATTGAAAATGGATTATAATTTTTATATTAAACATTTATTATTATAGTAATATACAAAAAAAAATATTATTTAGTTATATAAATAATTAATAAAATTTTTATATTATATATTTGATATTATATAATATATAAAAAAAATCTAAATCTAAATTTATATTCAAAATAATTTTTAAAATGTCAAAAGTTGTTCAAGTTCAAAAATTCTATTTTCCAGAAGAGATATGGCAATTTGTCAAGGAATATATGGGTGTTGATGGCGGTATTCCAGTTTTACTATCTAAAAGATTATGGCAATTACCAAAAGATGATTTATATACAATAATTAATAAAAAAATGTTTATTTGTATGGGTGCATATGGTGTATCTGGTCATAAAAAAAAATATTTAGTTAGTAGAATAATTGAAGAACTTATATATAATACTTACAGAACAAAAGAAGAGAAAAGAAAACGAATGGATTCCATTCTTAATGATGCTACTATTTGGGTTAAAATGAATGAAGCCAATAGAAGAGACCGTAAAATTGAAAGACTAATGAATAAATAATTAAATTTAAATATTTAATATTAATCTAAATATAATAATATATTTTTTTTTATAATTTTCAAAATGTCAGCAAGACAACAAACAGATACGACCAAAGAAACATACAAAAAAAACATACTCCGCCTAAATGATGGCAAAGAAATTAAAAATTATAATTTTCTAAAAAAAACAGATGACATATTAAAAAGAATTGAACACCTAAAGCCAAATAGCCAAAGGGCTTATTTAATATCAATTGTAAGCACAATAAAAGACTTAAAGGGGTTTGACCAAGTTAGAAAAATCTATTACGATTTAATGATGAAGATGAATAAAGATTTAAAAATCAATAATACTAAATCAGAAACACAGGCCAAAAATTGGATATCACAGGATGATGTAAAACAAGTATGGCAAGATTTATATGATAAAACATTTCCATTATTAAAACTTAAAAAGGTAAGTGAAAAGGAATGGGATGATATCTTAAATTTAATTGTTCTCAGTTTATATGTTCTCATTCCCTGTAGAAGAAATAAAGACTATCAGGAAATGAAATATTTAAACTCCCCAAAAGATTTAGGTGATAATTTTAAAGACTTTAATTATCTAGATAAAAATAAATTTTCGTTCTATAATTATAAGGTAAAGGGAACTTATGGATTGCAAGAAATGGAAGTATCTAAAGAATTATTAGACCTATTAAAATTATATCTAAAATTGCACCCATTAAAGAAATCTAAAAATCCATATTTATTAGTCCATTATGATGGAAAGCCATTATCACAAATAAATGATATAACAAGAATATTAAATAAAATATTCAATAAAAAAATAGGGGTATCAATGCTTAGAAATATATATTTAACAGATAAGTTTAAAGCCCCAATTGATGACTTAAAAGAAACTGCCACAGCAATGGGGACAAGTTCAGCGACTATTCAGAATAATTATATAAAGACTGATGAAAGGCAAGATATTAAAGACTTACTTAATGTATAAATATTATTACATAGTCATTATTTTTTTTTGAATGGTGGTAAATTCTTAGTTCCTTTTATTTTCTGCTTTAATTTAATCTGCTTTTTTAGATTGCTTTTATCTATCTCATTTGCGGTTAGTGGTGTATTTTTATTAACCCTAATAGTTGGCCTATAAACTGGATATTCTTTATTGCCTATATCTGCCCATTTCTCTTTAAACCATCGGCCTAATTTATATTCATCTCCACTATCTTTATATGTCCCTCCTAATTGCTTATAGGTCTTTACTATAAAACCACTCTTATATGCACTAGGCTTACTATAAATGGTATCAGCATACTCTTTGACTTGTTGATATAATACTTTATTTATTGGGATTGCCATTTTTATTTATATATATAGCATTATAAAAAAATATAAATATATTATTCAACATTGGCGATTTAGATATTTACAATTAAATATCTATTATTAGATATCATTATATAATTATCTAAATTTAGATATATTATGTATATTTATATGTAAAAATTTATAAATTTTTACTATTATACATCTATTTATTATCTTATAATATCTATTATTTAGATGTTTAATTATTCATATCTATCATTAGATAATTAATTGTAAATATCTAATTGCCGCATAATCAACCAAAAAAATATAACTTATAATATTTAGCATCTACATCGTTTTCCTTTACACTTACAGCCCTTAAATTTAGATTTAATATATCCTCCTCTACTCCCTAATAATATGAATTGATACCTCTGAGCAGTTATTTTAGTCCCAACCTCAAAATCAACATTGCCCAAAAATTGGGCTTGGTCATATCCAAATAATTCATCAATCTCACTATAATAGTCTTCATCACCTTTAAATAATGCATCAATATATTTAGCATTTACATCTTTCTTATATCTTTTAATTATATCTAATGCTTTAGCCTTTCCAACATATTTTAATATATCTAAATAGTCTGAAGCATCTATTTTTTTATTATCTTTTCCTAATGATGGGCATACAATATTTATATATTTTTCGCCTATTGCCGTTGTTTTATTCATAATATATAATGAATGGAATAAGAAATCTACATAAAATCGCTTATCGCCTTTATTTGAATATGGTGGATTCATTAATATACAATCAAATATTGGTTTATCTGGTAAGTATGTTAAGAAACTCATACCATCATTAGAACCATCATTAATAATTGTATCTGGATTCATATGCCTTAATATTCTTACAAATGGCTCATAGTATTCTATTGCATATTTCTGTGCAAGTGGATTTTTAATTCTAATATAATTTAACATTGCCCCCAATCCTGCTGTTGGGTCTAATATATGTTCAGACCTTTCCATTGATAAATTAAATGGCTCAATATCTAATATTTTGAATGGTGTAGGCACAAAATCAAAATTAAATCTTGCATCTTTTAAATCTTTAGCAACATCGCCATCTAAATTTAGTTTATCTTTAAATTCTTTATTTATTTTTATATTAAATTCTGCACTCTTATAAGCACTCTTATTTGTGCTTAATACTCTATCTACAATATTAATAAATTCTATATTTTTTGTAATTAATTCACCCTCAATTTTCATTATTTTATTATCAGATTTTCCTATTAAAATTTCTGGTATTCCTTGGTCTAATAAATTATCTTCTAATTCTTCGGCAATAGGTGGTTTTGGTGCTGGTTCTGGTGTCGGTATTGGTATTGGTTCTGGTGCTGGTGCTGGTATTGGTTCTGGTGCCGTTATTGGTATTTTATAACTTTCTAATCTCTTAATATCTTTTTTTATTTTTGCTATTTTTGGTCTATTTATTGCCCTTTTTGGGTCTGCAATCCTTGGATTCATTGGGTATTCTTGCTTTAGTCTTGATTCCTCCTTTGCTAATTCCTCTACCATTTCATCTATTTCATCATTATATAATTTATGTAATTTATTAATATCCATATCTTTACTTTGGGCAATTGTTGCTTCTAATTGTGCTAAAGTCGCTTTATCTAAATTTGGTATCATTTTATTCATTGAATTATAATACCATTTTAATGCGGTTGCTAATATTTCTTTATTATATTTAACTTTTATAGGTTCTTCATATTTATATTTATCTAAATTTATGGGTTCTGGTATATTTGGGGTTTCTGGTATATCTTCTACATCTAATTTATGAACAATTTTTTGGCCATCCATTGCAACAGATAATATCCATTGCTCCCAAGTATTTAAATTTGCATACACTTGACTAGCCATTGCTTTTTTATTTGCATACATAAAATTTTGTATATTGGCAACATCCTCAAAAGTCTTTTTTAATATTTTTTCAACCTCTATTACATATCCTCTAATCACACTTTTTAAATATGCTGGGTCATCTTTAACAATTAAGCCAATTTCATCCGCAATTTCTTTACTTGTTTTATTTGGATTTAAAAATATCATTTCCATAAAAAAAGCACTCCACATAGTGCAATAGCCCCCACCCTCTTTTCTCTCTCCTTTTACTTGCCCCTCTAATGCTTGAAACCCTTTATAATTAAAAATCTTACTTGGTGGCAAATATGTATTTTTTCCAATATATGGCTCCAAATTCTTAATTATTGTTAACATTGCACGGTCTATTCGCTTTTCATCATTAGAATTAAAATTAAAATATTTTCCGTGTGGCTCAAATAGTTCAATTGTTTTTTTTGTTGGTCTATAAATAATCAGATTTGAATGGCCATCACCTCTCAAGTATAATGATAATGGAATTACAATAACAGGAACATTTCTACTAACACATTCTTTTAATTGATTTCCCAATTTAACAAAATCAATAGTGCTATCTTTAAATGGCATATCTACAACAATACCTATATTTATTTTTGTATCTTTCTTTCCACGGTTAACACCGTGAATTATACAATCTACATTATTTTTTTTTAAAATTGCAATATCTGCAATATTTCCAAATATAGCATATGATGAATAAAATGGAACTTTTCCATCACCTATATTGTGGAATTGCTCAATCATTTCTTTTATGCTTTTTACATCTTTTTTTACATTCTTTGGGGCTGGTATAGGGTCTGGAACTATAAATGTAATTTCCGCTTTTGGAATAAATTGCTCAACTTGTTGTAATGATGTAAATGGTGTAATTTCTTCAGATTTAACTGGTTTTACTTCTTTAATTGTTGGGACTTCTAATTCATCAAATTTTAATAATTGTGGTTGTAATTGCATTAATTTTGGGGCTTCTGGAAAGAATGCTTTTAATCCTGCATCAATATATGCTTTTCTTGTTGCTGTGGCAAATTCACTCTGTCTATTTCCTACATTGTATGTTAATCCATATTTTTTTAACCAATTTATTTTATTTTCATATGTTATATCCTTTTTATTATGTAATCTATACAATGCTTTAACGGCACTATCTCTTAATTTAAAATCTACCATATTCTCTCGTAATATTGGCATATATTTATCTATAAAATCTTGCTCTTTTTTATTTTTTCCAATTGGATTTATAAACTCATCTTTTTGTCCATAAGATTCTGGCCTTTTTGGCTTTGGTTCTGGTGGTATAAATGTGCTTGGTTTATTCTCGCCAACTTCAATTATTTGTTTAATTGGGTTAATTTCTGGCCTTTTTCTTGGTGCTGGTTCTGGCTCTTCCTGCATACCATACAAATCATATAAATTAAAATCTTGGTTTGGTGTATTTTTTGGCGGTCTTATAATTCCTATTGGTATTCCTTGCTTTATTGCTAGTTCTCTCTTTGCTTTATTCTGCATAAATTTCCTAAACATTTTACTATCTAATCTTATTCGTTTTGGGGTCTTTCCTTTTTTCTTACTATTAATTTCATAATGAAAAAATTTAGGATATTCAAACTCAGTTGCTATTCTTGTTGGCAATTCATCTGGGGTTTTATATGTTGATAAATAATATTTAAGTTGCTCATCTTGATTAGTTAAAACTTTTCTATATTCTGGCTTTAATACTTTCTTAGATAAATGACTTAAGGCTATTTCATCGGCTTTTTCCAACAAATTTATATGTTTTCTTGCCCTCTTTTTTCTATCAATTAATGGGGTTGTCATTTTTTTATTTATTATATTATAAAATATATTATAAAAAAAAATAAAATTATATGTTATGCATCATTATTATCTGCTCTTGGACTTGATGGTCTTGTTTGTTCATCTATGGCCTCTTCCGCTTGTGTATCTCGTTCTATGTCTATACAGCCGCAACATTTAATATTTTTACATTTAGATTTATAAGCCATTCTCGCCAGTGCTAAAATTAAACCAATACAAGATGTTAAAAGCAAACTATAAAAAACTTCTGATAATTCCCCCATTATATTATATATATTATATTTTTTTTTGATTTATTTATGGGGTTGTCCAAACAAATCCACCAGCACCATTTGCAACTGGATATTGCCCAGCCGTCCCAGTTAAGCCATTTGCATCAACTAATCCTGCAGGTTGTATAATACGATTAATTGTCAATGGATTTCCAGCTCCAACACCAATAGAAAAATTTGCATAAATTCCAGATGTGTTTCCAACTTGTAATACGATATCACCAGGTACACTATTAAATCCAATTTGTGCAGTTCCTCCTTGAAGTTCACCATCTTGACAATTAAGATTTCCAGCACTTATAACAATATCACCAGCACTTGCTGTAATAGTATTACCAGCGGTAATGCCACGAGTAATTGTCAATGGATTTCCAGCTCCAGCACCAATAGAAAAATTTGCAAAAATTCCAGATGGGTTTCCAACTTGTAATACGATATCACCAGGTACACTATTAAATCCAATTTGTGCAGTTCCTCCTTGAAGTTCACCATCTTGACAGTTAACATTTCCAGTAGTAGTTAAAGTTCCTCCTATTTGAATACTTCCAGCACCCAAATTAGTAATTAATGTATTTCCGCCTACACTTTGTAGTTCTATTGAACCCCCTGCAACCGTAATTGTTGTTCCAGTAGTTAATGCGCCTGGTATATTAATATCAGATGACCATAACATATCTGTCCCATCATTTGCTTTTACCAATACTTGCCCTGGTGTTCCAATGCTTCCGCTATTATCTTGAATATCTGATGGAGCAACTGCCCCAGAAACTGCTAAAACCCCAGGGTCTGGATTAGTAAGCACAACCGGTGCAATTCCTGTAGTATCCCCAATTGATAATGAATCCAATGCTAGAGAACCGGTGCCATTATATAACTCATTTAAAAATGATGTATTGCCACTTGATAGAATTGATTTTGCTGACATTTTTTAGTTAATTAGTTTGAACAAAAGAAATTAATAATTATGTTTTATTATATATTAAGCATTATTCTTTTTTTCAAAAAAAATATTAATTAAATTAATTAAATTATTTTCTAAATTTAAGTCTTGGATTATATAATCCTTGCCCTACCATTTGCGATTGGTCAATTCTATCTAAAATATCAATTTTATGTTCAGTTAATGGATTTATTCCCTGTGATGGAATTAATATATCGTGGCCTCTTTTTGTGCCGTGTAAACCAACACTAACAACATCACCAGATGAACGAATATTATATTCATTTTTTAATGGCTTTTCTCCTTTATATGCTGGATTTAAATTAATGATTTCTTTGCTGTTCTGGCCTAATTCCCTTGAGAGGGTGCTACCCTGTGAATGGCCAAGGGTTGATACATTATTAGCCCCATATTTCTTTTCAGTTGCATCTTGTAATTTTTTTCCTTGCTTATATCTATCAGTATATTTATACAATCCGACCGCATACATAGCATTATTGCCCCAATCCTTGGCAGTTTCTAAATATGTGTCTCCACTAGTTCCTTTATGGGTTAGCACCGCGTGTTGCTTATCTGGGTCATAATAGACACTACCATATTTATTTGTCAATTCTGAGTCTAAATTATAAGTATCTATTTTTTTGGGGGCTTTTTTACCAGCATAAGATGATTTAAAAAATTTAGATAAATTACTTACAGAAATTTTACCTCCGCAAGTGGCTTTTTTTTTTAAACCCCTTCCGCTCGTCCCTTCTGTCTGTGATGGTAATATTAGACTTGATTGAGATTTATTAGATGACATTGTTGATGATGCACTTCCTGGAATTCTTTGTGGTGGTTTTACTGCTCTACCACTTTTAACTCTTCTTGCTTCGTGTGCTTTTAATATATTTTTTTGTGAACTTGGATGCCTTCCTCTTCCTGGTCTTGCCCCTGCTGGTAGTGCTTGGGATGGTTGCTCTATATATTCAAACTCACCAATTGCTTCTGGTAAATAAGCCTTTTGTGGTTTTCCACCTTCTGCAAAATTGGATGGATTATTATAATATTCATTATGAGATTCTAAAGCATCTCTATCAAAACTTTGTGCTGCATTCCAAAGTCCTTGTTGATTATCTATAACTTCTTGAGATGGCAAAGACCTATTATATACTACATTTCCCAATGTCCGTGGATTCACACCAAATATAACTTCTTCCCCTACTGGATATGGTTTTCTATTATAATATTCATACAATCTAGCCTCTATGTCCTCCGGTGCCAATGGGGCATCACTAAACCCACTACTAGCCGTTGCACTTCGTTCTGTCTGGGCTAAAGAATAAGCCGTTTTAGCACTATTTATACTTCTATTACTTGAATTACTTGGAATTGTTGATGTAGCGCTTTTAATTCTTGCTGGTCTCTTTCTTGATAAATCAGATTCTAACTGTGTTGCAATTTCACCGCTTAATTCCGCAATATCTGCTTCTGATAAATATGGTGAATTTCTTAATTCTTCTAATTGTGCCAATCTTTTATATACATCTTCTGGCTCCATCATATCCTTAGGCTGTGGCCTTATTTTCTTATATAAATCTTTATAAATAAGTTGTTCATATTCCTTCTTATAATCAACTTTGGCCTGTGTATTTGCTTGGCCTGGGGTAATATTTACTTTTTTGCCCAATTTTTTAGTTAGTTGTGTTGCTGGTTCATATTTCTTTTGAATAAATCCACCTGATTTCTTATTAGGGTCAAAATTCACGATTAAATCACTTAATGATTTTTTAGACATTCTTTTAGAACCCCCTAAAAGATGCCCAAAATCCATAATTGCAGTTTCTAATCCTTTACTTTGTGGCATTATTTTATTGCTGTTTATTATATTTAAAAAAAATAATTTATTATATTATTAAAAAGATAAATTATTATGATTTATTTATTTCATTTAGTATGGAATATTATTTGCTTTAATGTAATGACTTGCTTGGGCTAATGACATACCCTTTTGCATCATTATCTGACGAATTAAAGCACCTCTTGCCTGATTCTTTGCCCTTCCTACAGTCTCTCGCCTTTTCTTTGCTCCACCCAAAAGAAGACCACCATATCCCATAGCGGTAGGCATTGCACTAGTTGGCATCATACCAAAGCCACCAATTCCACCCACAACTTTGCTGGGCATTATTCTAGATGCGGCGGCAACTCTTGCAGAATGCATAACTCTTGGATAATTAGCAGTAAAACTGCTTAGCAGTGGGTGTGCTTTTCTTTTTGGCGGCATTATAAATTTTAGTTAAAATTTAATGAAAGTTTAATGTGAAAAATTGATTTATTATATAATACAAAAAAAAATAATTTATTATTTTATTATTTATTAATTATTTAGGCAAAGTGATTTTTTAACATTCCACGAATTTTGCCCTTAGTCATTCTACCAGCCCCAAATGTCTCAATTGCCCCAACGGCTTTTTGACTTAGTGCCTTTCCGATGGGGTCTAAATATGGTTTCATTGCATTCATAAAACTAGACCAACTACCCCCAGAATATCCATTTGCAGAAGCATTAGCCCTAACTGCATTATCAGTTGATGCAGATAGTGCAGGGGCATTATCATACATTTCTTTAGTAATACCAGCCCCATTTTCCAAGTTAATAACACCGCCATATTCAATAGTGCAAGTTCCAGGAGTAAAGGCGGCAACATATAATTGACAAGCCCCATAAGTAGACCAATCAATATTTGAGTTGTTGGTAATCGTGCAAGTAATTTGAAAATTAACTTGGTAAGACATACCAACACACGAAGATTTGGGCAATGAAAGGTCGGAAGCACAATCTAAAATTAAACAACCGCCACCGTAATTAATTGCAGTTGCAGGGTTATTACCAGAAGAAATAATATTTGCCCCAGTCCATTGAGAGAATGTAGTATTAGAGCCATTTTTCTTACTCAAATTATATAGTTGAATTGGTTTAGCATTTGAACCAATTAAATTATTTCTTTGAGCAAAATTAATATTTACATTGGATAATGAAAAGCATATATCAGGAAATGAAAGAGTTGAATTTTCTAGTGCGGATGGTGGAGGCATTGCCCAGATTGCAAAATGAGATGGAATGATTGGGAAATTTAATACATTACTATTTACACTTGAAGACTGAAAACCCTGCGGCCCAGAAGTAAAGCCACTACTTTGAATTTGGGTATATGTGTAGTTGTATGTGGTTGGTCGCACGTGGTTGAGTAAACTATCTTCATATGGACTAATAATTTCATAAAGCAATTCTTGACTACCAAAATTACCAATAACAGATGAGATAGTAGCACCAGGGACAACAGCCCAGGATAACATCCTTGGTAAGTTGCTAAAACTAAGATTAACAACAACATTTGATAGGTTGAAAAATGATTTTTTAGGGTCTTTAATTCCTGTATATGTAAATGGAGAAACCAAAATTGGCTCAATAATTGATGCGGCTACAGTCATTTGTGTGCCTGCAGTATTATAAGTAATGCTTGTAATTTGTGAAGTTCTTGAAGAGTTAGTATATTGTGAAATTGGATTAGATGAGGCAGGCTCAAATGGAGAATTTGCGGCACCAATTGCAGATGCATAATTTGCATATACATCAGGGGCAGATGGAAAACTTGAGCAATTTTCTTTTTGGGTATTTGAGTCAAAATTCCATTGGGTAAATAGTGGCTGATATAAAGAAGTTCTCATATCTACACTATTAGTTCCTAAATTAATAATACAATTAGACATACAAGAATTTAGAGGAAAAGCCCTAAGTGCCATAGCATTATAATTGCCATAATTAGTAAGTCCAGTGCCGGTAATTGTAAATGTTATGTCAAATGCCATAAAAACTTCTCTAGAGAGCCCCTGCTGCGGTGGAACTGATAGGTTGAAGGAGGGGTTGACAGAAGCTGAGCCGTTCACCTGCAAATTATTATATTGGACACTGGGAACAGACTCGCTGAGGACTAGGACAGGGTCTTCGTGAATATTAATTCTTTGGTCAATGGCCTTTGCAATTCTGATAGTTTCAGACATTTTTGATTATATTATTTTTCGTAAAATTTAAGAAAAATTTAAAATAATTTATTATTATATTAATGGCAAAATATAAAATATCAAAAAAAATAAATAATTAAATAAATTATTCACCAGAAACATTTTAGAATGTAATTTATAAGCGATGGCTATGCAATGCCTTTATAGGTCATACATTTCATCTAATGATATACCGCCTTCTTCATCTTCTTCTTTTGGTTTATAATTCTCATCTTTCTTTAAAAATCCCTCTTCTAATAATTTTTCTTTTACAATTTCTAAATCCATATCAAATACATTTACTGAACTTCTTTTACTTGTAATTCCAATTTTTAAATCAACTAAATTAGCCATAAATTTATGCTGTGGCAATACATATTCAGATTTAATATTATATTCTACACAAAATTGTTTATAATCATCAAATACACTAGCAACTGTATACCTTGTTGGTAATGGCTCTTCTGTTCCTTTAATTTCATTCATTGTTTTATGCCCTAATATTTTTCTTTCAATCCAATCACAAATAAATAATATATCAGATGAATGATATTTAATAGACATATCCATATATGCCTCAGTTTTAACTTGCGACCAATCAACATTTGATAAATCCCTTGTATTTAGAAAATTATAAAATGTTGCTATAAATTCATCACTTCTAAATCTTGTATTCATATCAGCCCAAAACTTTTTACCATATTTTTTTCTATCTGCATATTTGCCACTACCCTCTGCAACATTTAACCGTCTTTCACCACTTCTAAAATCAATTGCAAATGGTTGTTGCTCATTTGTATAAAATATAGGCAATGCGGTATTTCTAACTTTTACAACTAATTTGAATTTTTGATTCATACTTTTCCATTCTTCTGTAATAAATGCTTTTATTGTCCCCTGTGCATCTCTACTCTCTTTACCAAGTTGACACTCATTTAAATTTATTATTATCTTTCTATAATACCCATCAGCATATGCACCAAAGAAATCTTTTTCATCACAAGATGAAATATAATATTCACCTAAAAGAACTTCAAATGGAACTAATGACATATTTTTGCCCTCCCCTTGTTTTGATTTAAATATAAATGCCCCTGCTCTAGGTTTTTCATTTGGAAATTGAATTTTATGAGCAAGGGAATTAACATATAAATCATAAAACTTTTGATTTTCTCCGCATAATTCAAAAACTAAATCAGACCATATTTTTAATAACTTATTGCCATTTTCTGGTATTGGTGTATTACATTTTATTGAATATCCAAAAAATGTGTTATATGTTTTTATACTCATACCATCCCAATAATTTAATTTTGTTGCTATTTTATTATATGGGATAAAATCAATATTATGATATGTTCTAATTTCGGCATCGTCAAGCCAATCATCTGTAAATTTAACAATAACTGTTTTTGGCTTTTCAACAATTTCACCTCTTGCATTTTCTTTTCTTTCTATTATTTTTTTTGTATATTTTCTATTTCTATATGCTTTAGCAATTTGTTCTTGTGTAGTTTCGTGTAATTCTAATTTTCCATAATCGTGTTCAGACCAAGATAATTGATAATAAGAAAATGGAATCATAACTTTAAAATGGAATATTTCAAAATATCGTTTTTTATCCGCATATGTTTGCAATACTTCAAAATATTTGCCATCAAAATATTCAAAATTTCCATCAAGTTCATCTTTTTCAGACATTGGCATAAAATCAACTGCTTTTTTAACAATAAATTCAATATCATATCCTAAATCTTTATCTGCTAATATTGCAATTAATGTTTCTTTCATTACATCGTCTAATATTAATTTTCCATCTTCTCCACCATTAGAAGAAAATAAACTTCTTTGAACTCTCATTCCATCGTGTTCTAAACTTCCATATTTTGGACGGCCACAACATTGATATAATTTTTCTAAACATAATATTTCTATGTTTTTGCATACTCTTGAAAATAATTTAGTTTTTATTTCAGTTCCTTCTGTTATATTTTTAAGTTGAGAATCTGCCCTAACTGCATCATAAGTATCATAATTAGTATTAAAAAACTTTTCTGCAATTCTTCCCATTTCCTTTTCAAATATATAGCAATTATTAACATCAAGACCTCCATAAATTTCTTTTTCATTTTTCCAACCATATAAAGTTCCTCCATTCATTAATGATGTCATTAGTAATTTTGCTTCTCTTGCATCTACACGATAATCTTTAATAATAGCATCTAAAAATGTTTGTCGTCTATTTACATAAATATTTAGCATTGGAATATCATATTCTGGACTCATTTTTAAATCTTTAGTTGCAATATTAAAAATAATATTTGCTTGACTATTAACCATATCAATATCAATATAATCTTCATCTGCTACAGTATTTTTTACATAAGACCAAAAACTACCAAATGAATTAGGTGCATAAACTCTACCATAATCGGCAATTGATGAAAAGCCTAAATTATAAATTACTTCTTTTTCACCATTTGCACCATATGATGCTATATAATCATTCATCTTTTTAATTTCATCTTTATCAAAAGTTTTATATTTATGTCTATCCGTAATATTTTCATCAAAATCCGCA